AAGCTGATCGTGTCACCGACCTGTGCTGTACCAGAGAACACAGCGAACGGTCCCTGCTTGCGTAGGAAGCGACCTACAAACGTATCACCGCTGTAGGCCATTGTTTCCCCATCAACCCAAGTTGGTAGGGTAGCGCCCACCCTTACGCCGAACTCGCCATTGTCAATCACCTCAACGTCAAGTGATCCGCGAAGGTCTTTGTTCTTCGATAGGAACTTCCCTGTGCCAGCCCAAGGGGTATACTCAAAGCCGCGACGTTGACGCCACCCATTATCGATTGTCTCAAGCACATCACCAAACGTAGGACTGTCTGGGTCTGTGTCTGTGATAACCGTGTCAGGGTTCTTGCGAAACAAGCCGTAGTTTCTTGCGAACTCAACGAGCGTCTGCCCGTCGGGTGTGTGAAGGACTAGATCAATGCTCATGCGCTTGCCTCCTCAATGCCTGCATCTGCGATATCGTCTGACCACATGATGAACTCTTGGATCACCCCGTTGAAGATAGGGGCAATTTCAATGTCAGTTGCGGATAGGTCGGGGAAACTAACTGGCGTTGTGTTTACAGTAGACGCCGTACCATCCGCTGCAATATTTATAAAAGTTTCGCCGTGGCGTGATGCGACGCTGATCGGGACGTTTATGCCTACAGGATAAATATCAGAGGCAGTGTCCGATAAATCAGTAATTCCACCAGATATTTGTCTTACTTGGAGGCTGCTCGAAGTCCCCGTGTCGGTTCGCAACCTTAATAGTATTTGTTCTGCCCCACTATCCCATTTTAACAGCTGCCCCTCAGTTGTTGTGTTATTATCAGCATACGTCATCAAGCACTTCATCCTGAAGCTGACTGCTAGGGGCGTGACTTCTTTTACGGATACGTTGTCGAAAGAGCGAGTGCTGCCTAGTGTATTAAGGTTATTCTGCAAGCCGATATATGTAGTGGTTGTCTGCGCAACAAAAGTCCAACCCTCGTTGAGATTTTTATTACTGGCTATGTCGGTGCCACCCACTGTTGTCCCGATTTGTAGGGAGCCGTAGCCACTGCCACCAGACGGAACATCACCAGCAGCAACCGTATACAGCCCACCAATAGTAGTCGAAATTACTTGGTATGCACCACCAAAATTTGCTATCCCGTTTTCAACGACAAGCACACCGCCCACGACGCTCAGTAGTCCGCCGTTGTATCCAAGCCACCCACTCGTATCAGTATCAAACGTGCCATTCGTAACCAACTCGGTGCCAGTCACTTCTGTCCGTGTAGGATAGGTCACATTCTCAATAGGATGCGTCGCCACGTCAGCCGCACGGGTTACTGTAGCGCCAGCCGTGGGGATGTAGCTTGTGGGTATGGAGCCTGCTTCGAGTTGTGCGCCGTAGGCTGTGATACCAAGCCCAATAGCTAACTCTGAAACTGGTGTGTTATCAGAAGCAGACAACTCTACAGACATGCCGCCTGATGTACTAGCCACTGTATAGGTAGCTGATAGGCGATACCAACCTCCACCTATGTCTTCTATAGCAGAGGTGACACTAGTGTCATTTGTGCCTTTTGTTCCAGTGGATATGTTAAACCATGCCCGATGGTCTGACCCGTCATAGACATTAACCGCGACCCACGCAACCTCTGAAACATACTGTACGAAACAAGAGGCAGTGTACGGCACCCCACTTGTAATAGTGTTTCCAATGTCGAAAACCTGATGAAGCACAGACCCTACAATATTACTCTCAAAATACCATGCGTCAGACAACCCAGAAGGCGACCCAGAGACACCGCTTGTTCTTAAAGTATTACTCTCGGACCATGTGGCGTCTGCAAAGTCGTTGCTCTCGGTCAACAAATTAGTAGCCGCTGCACTCTCGTGGCGGTAGCCTGTAAGCGTTGTCCAGTCGGTTCCATTGTAGACGCTATGGTTACGCCGTGGGAGATACACCGCCGCTGCCGTTGTTGGGGTGTACGTCTCAGAGCCAGCCACACGGTCAGCTAGGGGAACAGGGACCATGCCGCCAAGGTTGTTGTTGAGGGCCTGTGCGCCCCAGATCAAAACATCACCAACGCAGTCGCTGTCTCTAACGCCCGCTACGGTAAGGGTGCCAAAAGAGAAAGCTACTCTGCCCGTTGCAGTAAGGTTAATATCCCCTGTTGCGGTTATTTCTTGCCATTCACTTGTTAAGGCAATCTTTTCGCTGTAGCCCGTGTTCCATGCTGTCGTGTTATTTGTAGCCAGTCGGATGTGGGTTGCAGTCGTGCCCGCTGGGGCTTTTACCCAGATTTTTTGCCCTGCTGTGTAAATTTCAGTGTTTGTGCCAACCGTAACTTCTTGAGTTACTTGCGGTGTGCCTGCCCCCTGAAAATTAACAAGTGTAGCGGTTGACCCACCTAAAGGGTCTGCCTCTGTTGTAGATAAAATAGTGGTGCTGGTCTTTGTCCAAGCCGCATTCGAGAAGCCCTCAGAATACGTCACTAGGTTATGCGGCCCCCACTTCAGCAGCCCATCGCTGTCAGTCATGGTCGCCGTGCCTGTGCGGGTTAGTTCCACAACGTCAGACTGTGTGGAAACTGCGCCAGACTTGTCGTAAACTTCGTTCTCGAAGTCCAGCACCGTGTCAGGCGTGAAGCTGTTGCGGATGTACGCAGAGAGGGCTGCTCCGGTGTTCTGGAGGCTACCTCTCAAGGACGCCAGCCCCCAGTTACCTCTAAGTGGACTACGCATGGCTCACCACCACCGAAGCTCCGCTGAATGAATACGCATAGACACGGTTAGCGCCTGTCGCACCCGCAAAGAGTTCTGAGAGTGCTACGTTAGCTTCTCCGGTGCCCTCGATATAACCAATGGCACCATCAAGTGTCGTTGGTGCGCTTGCGCCTACGGTGGCCTTAACGGCGATGGACCCGCCAGCTTGGAATGTGATGTTGGTTACGTCAGAGTTCGTGAGCAGTGTCCAAGTCTTCGCAGGGACTGCAATGGTTGTATTCTGGGCCATGTTAGCCTCCTGTTATTTCTTGGATCGATTAGCGGACTTTGAGATGATCTGCAGGTTCGAGGCGCTATTCCCGGCCTTGGTTCCACGTTTGTGGTCCACATCCTTACCCTTGAGCGCGGTCTTACCGTGCTTCTTGATCATCAGTCTGCGGGCTGCATTTCGCATGACCCGCTTCTTTACTTGTTCAGGACGGGCCTGATACTCTTTATCGTAGGCAGAGTAGACCCTTCCTGATGGAGCAGACACTAGATCACCGCCTTTCGGTTAAAGCTGACAGTTACATGATGTTTGATCGGGCCAGCTTGGCTTCGACCTTTGCGCGGAACGCAGGGTTCTTCGCGTACTCGGGGTTGCCCATGTCTTTGAGCATGTCCGCAGTGCTTTCGTAGACCGAGGCACCTGCAGCTTGCTTACCTGTCAACTGACGGGCTGGCTCACTACCATTTGCGGCGGTGTACTTGGTGTGGAGGTTCTCGACGGCCATCTTGACGGCACTTGGGTCACCAGCTTCCAACACCTTGTTGAACGCATTGATGTCCGCATCCTCAAGGTTATCCCCAGCCCACGCGACCATATCGGTGTAGGCTTCTTCACCCCCAACAGGGCCCAACAGCGCAGCACGGGCAGCATCAGATTGAGCAGTTTGACCAGCGATGTATGAGTTGACCATCTCAGGTGTGATACCGGCCTTCCCGAGTTTCTCTAGGCTCTCAGGGGTCAGTTCACCTTTGTCGGCGTACTCAGCGGACAGAGCGTCCATATCGAGACCAGCCTTCTCGACTGCTTCCTCGGCGATCTCAGCCTTCTCGGCTTCATCCTTCGGAGTGGAGTTACCCTTCTCGAGTTCGGCGTAGGCTTTCGCCATGTCCTCTACGGTGGCAAACTTCTCTGGAAGCCACTCAGGGCGTTCCGGCGCAGTCTCTTCACCCTCGAGCTTGGGTTCAACCTTGGTAGCTTCCGCAGCCTTGGCGTCCTGTGCCGCCGCTTCATCTTCAAGCGACGGACTTTTGTTTTCAGTTTGGATGGTTACAGCATCAGCCATAGATGTTTATCCTTGAGTGGGGGCCCCTGCCATCATGGCGGCACCCTCTTTTGCGATTGCAGGAACGGCCCCTTTGACCATGTCCATCGTTTGGGCTTGCTGTTGTTGAGCCTCAGCGTCAGCAGCTTCTTGCTTCTTCTGGTCCTCTGACTTGATCAGACCATCGAGATCGATACCGAGGGCAGTGCCAATGCGTGTGATGTAGTCACCCACGTTCATGTGCGTCTGCAGGACTTCTGGACCCAGAGGCATGAGAGCCTTTAGGAAGAGGTCGTACTTCGACAGATCGTGGCCACGTCCGAGGGCTTCGAGGCCTGTGACGATGGTTGGCTTGGCGACACCTTTCGGCAACGCAGGGAGCTTCTTGGACTTAGTCAGGCGATCAATAACACGCAGGACGTAGGGGAGTTGATATTCCTGAGACAGGATCGAGTAGACGCCACCTAGGGCATCTTCAAGTTCACCGGCCATAAACCGGACTTCCTCTGCAGTGACCCGTTCACCATTCCGTTGCACTGCGCTATTCATTAGGAATGCGTAAGCAAGGCGTTCAGTGATCGTCTGGATCTGCTGTTGAGCGACGGACATGTCAGCTTGCTTATTGACCTGCAGTGTTTGCACATCGTCAGCTTGACCCGCCACAGCAGCACCATTCTCGGCTGTCATGACGTCCTTAGCTCGTGTGACACCATTCGGACGCACGAGGAAGACAACACGGGCAGCGGCTGCAGAACCTTCCAAGAGTGCCTTCGAGAGGCCTTCAAGGGAGATCATGTCGCCGAGGTATTCCTCGACGTAGCCTCGCCCATAATCCTCGCCATCAACCCTAGTCCAACGCAAAGCGAGGATGGGTGACTTCTCCTTAGGCCATGAGCCTTCGGAACCGGGGACGAGGATACCATCGATCTCTTGATACGATTTCATCTTGTCACCAACGAGGTGGAACTTGGTGTGCAACTTGACGGTTGCTTTTGGATCGACTTTGACCTCAGCGCCTGTTTCGGCAGCGGACACGAGTTCCTTGAGGTCGTCTGGAAGTGAGATGAAAGCCATCTCTTCTTCGATGATGGTCTCCAGCATCTGGCCCATAGGATCACGTACAGTGACGTATCGCGACAATGGGAATACCCGAGTGCCCCCATCCTTTGGGAGATAGAGCAGGACGTTGCCACCTACGATCAGGTGCTTGAGAGCCTCGAAGTGAGCCGACCGATCACCACTGTCCTCGATGGACTGCATGACAGATCGCTCGTACTTACCGAGGGCCTGATCTACCTTCGCACGGGCACCTTCCTCTTGACCAATTTCCTCAGCGGTGAAGTCATCGACTTTCATTGCGAAGAACGGGGAGTTAGGCGGGAACAGAGAGAGCAGCAGCTTGGAGGCGAGGTTATTCACACCACGCGCACCCACGCCTTGGTAGGGTGTTGGGAAGTTGCTGTTCTTGCCTGAGCCACTTGCAGGGATCAGTGTTGGGATTGTGAGCGTGGAGCATTGACGCGCTCGTGTCAGGTAGACCTCACGTTCAACCGCCAGTAGCTCATAACGAGCCTGACAGGTTCCTTGATTAGACATGGGCTACCTCCGAGGGTTATACGCCAGTTTTCTTTGGGATACCGCCGAGCTTGTTTGTGCGGGCTACGGCTGGGGCGTTGCCGCCGATCTTGTACTTGCTCAGACCGTTCCGCTTACGGGATTGGCTGTTCTCGCTGCCTGCTGATTTCGGAGCGAGCTGCTCGAGGACAGGTGGAGGGGCAGGAGGCGGGGGTGGTGCTTTGATGTCTGGTGCTGAACACATGGGTTAGTTTCCTTCGAGGATGTTTTGAGATTGCTCTTCGAGGATGCTGCGTAGATGCCGCACCAAGTCGGCCTTACCGGCATTGAACCAGATTTGACGTTCAGGAGTTGAGAGCGAGGGTGATTGGTCCGGGCAGATGTTCTCGAGGTATTCCACGAGGTCATTTGATACATGAGGCAGTCCTGCCATACGCTACTCCTTAAGATAACTTAGGAATACGTTTGGTATTTCCTTCTTCATGGGGTCCCTAATTGCCGAAAAAATGACCACCCCGAAGGGCGGCCACTGTAAGTGTTTGTTATTACTCACAAGATCGGATTAGTTGTCCTGTGTTTTCGTCGTACTTGAGTTCACAAGCACCACCCTCATCAGGGACGCTCTCTTCTGCTTTCACAGAGATCACGGAACCTGTGATATCGTTGGGTCGATACGTTGTGCAGCCCTTGCATCCCGTCTTCCATGCCGTCCGATAAACCTCTTTGAAGTCTTCGAAACTGATGTCCTCGGGGACGTTGATGGTCTTCGAGATACTGCTATCGATCCAACGTTGAGCCGCTGCCTGCATCTTAATGTGCTGGTTAGGGGTCAGTGTTTGGGCAGTGACGAAGCTGTCAGGGAAGGGGGCATCTGGGTAGCGTTCCCGCCACTTACGCGCAGCATAGTCCTGCACGAGTTCAACGCGGTGGCTCCCATCCTTCTGCAACACCTTACGCTCATACTCGAGAGCGAAGATTGGCTCGATGCCCGAGGACACGTTACCTGCGTAGAGACTGATGGTCCCTGTTGGTGCGATGGAGGTTAGCAGGGCGTTACG